AGCCATCGCAGACCGAGCGCAGGCCATGCACAGCCTAGCCATGGAAGGCGTGGCCGAGGTTATCGAATGCGAACAGCGCCGCGCTATGGTGCTGCCAGGCACAAAGAAATGGCTGCACGGCATACCGGATGCCGTGGTCAGGCTCGAAGATGGCCGCGTTGGCGTCATCGAGTACAAGACCACCAGCACAAGCAAAGATCTAACTAAGGTGGCTGATCGCTACCGCACGAACCCGCAGGTTCATCTTTACGCCGCGCTAGTTCAGCGCGGTCAACTCACGCTCTAAAAGGAGGCAAAGAGCATGGAACGAATCGACTTAACACAACCGCCAACGCAGGCCATGACCCTGCTTATTTATGGCTCACCAGGCATCGGCAAGAGTACCGTTTGCGCGATGCTCGCTGCTGCTGCCGAAGCAAGCGGCGAGGCTGCCACGCTACTGGATAGCGAGCGCGGCCTGCTACCCGCGGCCATGGCATCAGGCTTGCAAAACTCCGAGTTGCTCGCAGCGTCAGGCAAAGGCGCAGCGCTCGAAGTCTTGCAGAAGCTTCATGGAATGATCGCCATGCCGCAGGGCCTGGTGGTGCTCGACACCGTGACGGAAACCAGCGAAGCCATCTTGCGCGAACTGGCTGGCGATTCTGGCACGATCCAGATCCAAGCCTATGGCGAACAGAAGAACAGGCTAGCCCGTATCGTGCGAGCGCTGCGAGATGCTGCCGGCGCTGGTACCTGTGCCGTCGCTACTGCCCAGCAAGACGCGCAAGACATCGAAGGGCTTCCGGGCAACTGGCACCCATCGGTGCGCAAGTCCATGGTCACAGATTTGGTGAGCCAGTTCGACTGTGTGGCACGCGTGCGGCAGGTCGCCGAGCATGAGGCCGAAGCGCTGAACCTCGAGGCCGGCACGCGTTATCTAGACTTTCGGCCATCGCATAGCCAGGTTGCCAAGTGTCGCACCGCTGGCGAACTGTTCGACGGCCGCGGCTCGCAATGGCATCTGTGGCCGATGCGAAACCAAGACGATGCAACGCGGCTGTATGCTGCACTAAAGCGCCGGACGGCGCAGAAGGAGAATAAAAATGGATAACTGGGAAGAATGGGGCAGCGGCGAAAAGAAAAGCTTCGAGCCTTTGCCGCCAGGTCAATATGTCGTGCGCTTGGATTCGTGCTCTATGTCGTTCAACGAGAAGGGCGCACGCACCGAGTTGACGCTGATCGTCGCCGAAGGTCGGCACGCCGGGCGCTATGTCTGGGAAAGCTGGCCTCATGCTGCCAACTTCCGCTGGCTTGCTCGCATGGTCTGGGAGGCCTTTGGCTTCACGCAACCGCCTGCCGGTGAAGTCATGGAACAGCGTTTCGGCTCGATCGCTCAAGGCGTCACGGATTGCGCTGGCAAGCATGTGCGAATCACCACCGACCTTAAGACCAGCACCTACAACGGCGAGACGAAAAAGAAGGTCATCGTGCGGCGCTTTCAGGCGATCACCAGCCAGGCGCAGCCGCAAGGTGCGAACGCCTACGGTGGCAAGCCGCAGACGGACGCGCCGCAATGGTAATCCTAGGTCTTGACCCTGGCTTTGCTAGCCTAGGCTGGGCGTTGCTCGATTGCAGCGCTCAGCCTAGGTGCGTTGACCTTGGCGTGATTCGCACGAAGCCATCGCGCACGGCGGCGAAATGCGACGACAACGTCAGCCGCTGCGGCGAGATAGCCGACGCGCTGCGAAACCTGCACGATAGTTTCGACTTTATCTTTATCGCCTCGGAGGCTCAGAGTTGGACGCGGCACGCAAACGCCGATCGTGCAGTAGCGCAGGCGTGGGGCGTCATCGCTGCCCTGTCTGAGCTATTCAACTGCCCGGTTATACAGATCAGGCCGCAAGAGATTAAGATGGCCATCACTGGCGCACGCAGTGCTAGCAAAGAGTCGGTGCAAAACATCCTTGAATATCGCGTCGGCAATGCAGAAGCCGCGCTGTCGAAGCTTGCAAAGACCCAACAAAACCACGCATCAGATGCGTTAGCCGCGGCTGTGGCCAGCCTGCGGCATCCACTGGTGCAAACCGTTAAGAGATTGAGAGGCTAAATCTTGACACCCAACGAGGCAACCGCGCGGCAGGCAGAGATAGGCTTGCTTGGCGCTCTGATGCTGGCGACCGAAATAGACCCAGCGCTGACCGATAAGCTAACAGTCGAAGACTTCAACGACGCAAGGCACGCAACGATCTGGCAGCACATATGCGCCGAGGTTAGAGAGGCCGGCCCTGATGCGCCATCTGTCGTCATCGTGCAAAGGCTCAAGCAGGCAGGCGAACTAGAGATTGCCGGCGGCTTCGACTATGTCGACAGTTTCGGCTTGCACACAGTCAACCGCAACTACGGCAGCGCGGCGCAGTGCGTCGAGGCTGTCAAACATTGCGCCAGGCTTCGCAGGATCGCTTCTGCGGCCAAAGCGGCAGCCGATGCGGCTGATGGCTTTGGCACGGGGGCAACGGCCGCCCTAGTCGATCTGAGGCAGGCGCTGCAAACGATCGACGAAGACAAGGCGACCGACACGGTCAACGCCTGGCATGCGCTGACGTATGATCTGGCAAGCACCTTTCGCGGTGGCGTCCGCACAGCAACGCCGCTCGATGATGCGATGCCGCTTTGCCCTGGCCGCATGTTCGTCATCGGCGGCAGGCCAGGGCACGGCAAGACAACGATCACGCTTCAAATAGCGCTGTCGATTCTCAGCGCAAACAAAGATGCTCAAGTGCTGATGGCCAGTTGTGAAATGAGTGAGCCTGAGTTGAGCCTAAAGGCGCTGTGTTGCCTCGATGGGCGCAACTTTATCGAAGAGGTAAGGCGACAAGGCGAGGCCGCCATGGTCAACGTGCAGGGCGCTGTCACCCAATACGCTGACACGTTGCGGCGGCTGCACCTAAAGCCCACGCGCTCAATGGATACGATCACCAGCGAGGCCCACCGCTTGCACCGTTTGCATCCGCTGACCTGTGTCGTCGTCGATTATATGAGCGCCATGACAGCGCCAGGCGGCGGCAAGTATGAGACGCGGTCTCGCGAAGTCGGCGCGGTGTCGCGAGCCTGCAAAGCGCTGGCGCAAAACCTTGACTGCGTGGTGCTGGCTGCCTCGCAACTAAACCGAGCGAGCAAGGCGCAAGCCAAACCTGCTCTAGTTCACTTGCGAGATTCCGGCGAATGCGAACAAGACGCCGACGGTGTGGCCCTGCTGCACCGCCCAGATCAAGACGACGGCGACGCGGCAGCGCAGTTGCTGATCGCAAAGAACCGATGGGGCGAATTAGCGGCGCTCGATCTGGTGCCGGACCTAGAAAACCACCGCTTTGGATGGCGAGCTAACCGATGATCGAGGCGAAACAAATCATGCGCGCCATGCTGCTAGGCTTGGCACCTGTCGAACATCGAGGCTTAAGCTTTCGCGAACTGCGCCGGCTTGGCTACTCGGCCAGCACCGCCGAGGCGCTGATATTAGCGAGCAAAGAGCAGCAGCAAACCCAAGACTAAGCCGGCCACAAAGGAGGCGCTGGCTATCTGCACTGTGCGATCTTCTGGCAGGTCTGGGCATGGGTCGCACTCGAAGGTGCGGCGCAGGTTTAGCTCGCGCTTGCAGGCCACGGCCTCCTTAGCGCGCTGGGCGCTAATCAATACGCCATCGCATTCGGCCTTCTGGCCTTGGTCGATGGCAGCGGATGCGATGCAAGGGGCGGCTAAAATTAACATGGTCCTGCGATCCTAGCGAAAGCTGAGGCAACTATTGTTCCGATGATGGCCCACAACATCAGGCCCAGAAGGACAAGCGTCATTCATCGAGCAAGGCCGCTAGCTCTTCGCGGTCTTCTTTGCTGTCGGTTAGTTCAAGCACGGGCGCGGTGGTCTTGGTTATCTCTTCCTCTAGCTTGGCGCTTGCCTCCTCGTTGGCGGCTCGCGCCTCTTGCCTAGCCCTTAGAACCTCAACGCGTGTTTGCTTTCTTTGGATGTTGCGCAGGGCAACCATAGCAAAGAAGGCAGTGACAGCGCCGAAGATGGCGACGAAGAAGCCGACAAACTTAGCTAGCATCGTCTTTGCGTCTGCGGCCATAGTACAAGGCCGACGCTGCGCCTGTCAGCATGCCAGCGCCAACGGCATCAAACGAGCCTAGACCAAAAGACGCGGCCACAAAGGTGGCAAGGGCAGAGGCCCAAGCTGCGCACAAGATAAGGGCTGTCGGCGCTTTGCCGCCTGCTTTGAAGATCTGCATGGTTAAGCCTTGTACTCGACGACCGTGGCCGTTTGCGCCGCGGTGCCGGTGATAAAGATGGGCGACCCTGCAATGATAGCCGTTTCAAAGGTTGCGCCAGGCTGAACCAAGACGCCGGCAACGGTATTGCTAGGGCCAACGCTGATATTATTCGCGCCCGTGTTGCTGATAATCACGAAATAAGCGGTCGTTGTTAGGGCATCGAATCCGCCGGTTAAAGTGACAACTTGCTGCGTCGTCGATGCATTCCACAAAGGTGCGTTTGCGCCCTCGTTGTTCGTTGGGTTTGGCACGGTTGCGCCTCCTTATTGGTGTGCCGGCTTGCCGGCGTGGTAGTCTCTCAATATTTCATCTGGGCTTAAGGCGCGAGAATAAAAGCGCCCGGTGTCCATGAGGCCCTGATAAAAATCATCGGTAGCATACAGAACTTGGGCATGCGTGCGGCCAAAGTACCACGGAACCGTTCCGGTCATGGTTGCAGCACCTCCGCCGCCGGCTGTGGTGCTAATAAGAGCGCCGTCAATAAAAGCTTTAGTGTCTCCGCCTACGCCTTCATTGACAAAGACAAAGTAATGCCAAACGCCAC